GCCGCCTTCCGCCTTTTGGGGGGGGGGGGGGGGGTCCGGCCCTGCCAGAGTTCGAGTACAAACTAGCCGATAGTCCGAATGGTGTAGGCTCAGTTATGCAGGGGCAACGCGTGAAAGAGCGCGAAATTTATTTGCCCCTGCATATCCAAGGCAAAGACCAAGAAGAAGTTATGCGACGCTGGGGGCGACTGCAACGCATTACTAACCCCGGCTTGGGTGGCTGTATCTTGGAGATTACACCGGAGAACCGCGCACCTCGTACTATCCCTGTCCTTTATAAGGAGGGGTTGCAGGGCAACTTTGGGTCTTCATATCGCAAGATTTGGTACACAATAGGTTTGAAGTTACTCGCACTAAATCCGTATTGGTCTGGGAGTACGCAGACGCTTGTGTGGAAAACTCAGACTAACTCGAAGCCTTTTATTAGCGGCGGTGCACAAGTGAAGACACATAAGTTCTTCCCTGTTATCTTGGATGCTTCCGCCGTGGCAACGGGTAAGCGTATTCAAATCAACTCAGACCGCCCGGTTTATCCGGTATGGTCTATGACCGGGCCTATTACCGACTTGAAGATTCAAGATGCGACCGGTAGGCAGTTAGGTTTTTCGGGGCAAATCCAGCCGGGCGACACACTGACTATCGACACTGGAACTTATGGGCTATCCTATGTTCGCGGCGGCGTTATCCAAGCGTCGGATGACTCGCTCTATTCGCGGCTCGGAGATAACTCAGAGATGTTCACATTACCGCCCGGTGAGTCTGCTATTCGTGTCACCGGCGCTGGCATGACAGCTCAATCTCGTATTGAGTTATCCTACACGCCGCTGTACCTATCCGGTTATGAGGGGGCGTAATGCTGACAACGACGCTACGCGACCCTAATAAAAACGTCTCAAGGCAGATTCGGTTCACGAAGCTATCGGCTGTGTTTCGTCTCAATACGCCTACCACGTTCACGGGAACTTTAGACCCATCGTCTATGCAGTTTTTTGACCGCATAGCGCCCGGCTGGGGTATCACTGCACGGGATGACGGTGTACAGTTTGGTGGCGACCTTACGAAGATTCACCGCAAGAACGATAAAGGCATTCCCACCTGGGAGCTAACCGGTGTAGGTGATTTGCAGGTTCTCGCAGACCGGCTTACTTACCCTAACCCCGCTAAACGTGAGAACGAACAGGATGTATCTCATTACCGCGATAAAGGCCCGGCGGGGCTTGTGTTGTATAAGCTCATTGAGCTAAACGCCGGTTCGCGGTCGTTACCTGAACGGCGCGCTCTCGGTATGGAAACTAAGTTTATCAATGCCGGTAGTGAAGTATCCGTTGAGACACGTCTCAAGTCGTTGCTCGAAACATGCCAGACCCTAGCGGCGGCTGGCAATATGGTTATCGAAGCTTACCCGCAACCGAAAGGGTATCTTATCGTTGTTCGCCCGCCTACCGTTCGCGCTAAGTCCGTTGTGTTCACTCAACAGGGCGGCGAAGTTCTCGGATGGGAGCTAACGAACAGCGCACCTACCGCTACTACAGTTGTGGTAGGTGGGCAGGGTGAAGGCGCGTCTCGTACCCTCGAAACTCGCACCCGTCCTAATACATGGGGGCGGCGTATTGAGGTCTTCAAAGACCGGCGGGATACGGACGAAGCGGCTGACTTGGAGAAAGCCGCGAACGAAGAGCTAGACAAGGGCGAATCACAGCAAACGCTCAAACTCGATTTTCGAGAAACTGAACGTCTCAAGTTCGGTGTGAATTTCCAAATCGGTGATACGGTTACCGCCGTGTTAGCGCCCGGTCTGCAGGCCACCTTACCCGTTACACAAGCAAAAGTTGAATGGGACGGCTACCAAAACCGTTCTGTTTCTCTAACGCTTGGCTCTGTTGATGACAATTTGCGTGATGTGCGAATGCGCAAGCTGTTTAACGACATTTCGCACATCTCAACTATTTAGGAGACAGGGATATGGCAGGTGAAGCACAAGTCAGCTTCCCGAAAGTCAATGCGCCTCTGACTGCTGAGGAATGGGCATCTGTTACGCTCGGTATCGGTAACGGTACGCTGGATGAAGGCACAGGTAATTACCGCATTACTTTTGATGATGCGCTAGACCAATGCGTGGTATCACCCCCGGCGGGTAATGGGTATGCCCATGCTATTGTTGCAGGGTTTTACCACCACCTCTACCAGCCGGTGCGGTTGCCGTTACCCCCGGTAACGCAGAAAACCACCTACATTGTGGCTTTGACGTTTGACCCTACTAAAGCTGAATCCACGCCGGTTGCGCTTACTGTTCATAAGAATAGTTTGGATAACACCGGCGGGAAAAAGCATGTGGTGCTCGTTGAAGTAGACCGCCAACCCTCTCAGGTACTTTCACAAGCTACGAAGCGCGGCTATGCTCAACGTATTGCGCCAATGATTGACATGCAGGATTCCGCTACCCTCCCACCTGCTAACCAGCAGGTGTTCGGGAGCATGGCGTATGTCAATCGTGACCGCGCGCTTTACCGCGTATCGTTGAACGGAGCAAATCAAGGCGCGGCGTGGTCTCACGTTCTCGGAACTAAAACGGTCAAACCCCTGTCTATGGGCGGCTGGGATATTTCGACTCAATCCCCGAACCAGTACGGCATCAACGTAACACCTACACCTGAGGGCTTCAAAGCTGAATGCTCGTTCAACTATATACGTTCTGCATTCAGTTATAACGTTGGCGGGTCTTGGAGCGTGCTAGGCACCTTCATTCCACCGGAATTGCGTACTGTACAGTACGCAGAGTCCATGTTTCCATGCGTCTACCTTTCTGGTGCTTCCATTCGCCAACTCGTAGCCCGCGTATCGTTCTTTGATGGTACTCTCTCGCTTATCAATCCGTTTGGTGGAACAGTAGAGATGACACAGGGCGGGCAATTGAACGTACCAGCGGTTATGTGGACTGCTAACAAACTCTATACAACCGACGCATAGGAGACGCATTTATGGCTCTAACAGTAAAAAGTTCGCTACGTTGGGGCGACCTAACGGGAAACGTTCGCGCGGTGGCAGTCACCACCCCGGCGGGGGCGAAGGTGGAAGACGTATCGAAGCTCATTACGCGCGGCGTTTTTGATGACCTCGTTCTTAACGGCTCGGAGAGCGGCCCGGTCAAGTACGCCCTAATCCCGTACTTGTACGACCACGACGGGATTTTGCGTCTAGATGGGCAGGTGTACGAAGCGACTGTGAAGCCCGGCGTGGATGCGACGGTCTCGCTGGATGACCTGCCGTATTTCTACAATGCACAGCGCGCTAAGGTAACGACAGGTACGTTTGCGCTTGCGACTCTTGTAGCTGGCGGCGACCATAAGGCTATTACGCCTATCCCTGCACCTGCACCGCCTACCCCGCCGGTGGTTACACCCCCTGCTGTTACACCTTCACCGGTACCGGAAACGGCGGCGGATGAAGCGGTAGGAACGGGTATCCCCGGCGCAGACCCTACGGGCAAGGAAGACTCAACCGCCGCTATACAGGCGGCTATTGACGAAGCCGCTAAGAACATCAACGGCGGCAAAGTTTACCTACCGGCGGGCATCTATAAGGTCTCGTTCCCGTTCCTTGAGTTGAAGCCGCACGTGACTGTTGTAGGCGACGGTTCTAGTACCTGGATAGTCGCAACCGCCGATAAGGCCGTGACTGAGAAGACCGGCGTGTTCCATACCGGTACCTATAACGTCAAGAAGACAGACTCGAAGTTATTCCGTTTCGGTGTTGAGAATCTGTTTATTACTTCCCGCGCGGCGGATGGGCAACACCATGACCCTATCCCCAATGTTTGCGGTATCGTGTACAACACCTTCCTACAGGAAAATCCAGCAGACCCCGACGCGGTACCCACTCTCAAAGATGTTGAAATTTGGGGTATGGATGAAGGTGTAGCGCTTCTCGGTTTGGATGACCAAGGCATGAAGGTGTACAACCTTCGCATTCGTCGTACTCTAGGCCCGGGTATCGTTGTGGGTAAACCTAAGAACCACCCGGAAGGCACGGGCGGCGCGGCGGATAACAAGTTTATCTGTGCAGACGTTTCTAGCGCTAACTTAGGTAAGCGCGGCGCGGCGGGCATTGAGATTTACACCTCGCAGACCAAATTCGTTGCGTCTACTTCTTGGTACAATAAGCGTTACCGCCCCTGGCAGGATATTTACGGCCTCGCTACACCTCAGCTAAATGCTAACGGACAGTTGGCGGCGGCGCGTGTCGCTATGGGTGCTGAAATGACCGCCGGGGCAAGCCGTAATCGACAGTGGCAGCATGACGGGGCGGGTTGGTATATCCGCTCTACCAAGAACATTTTCAGTGCCTGTACAGCGCAGGAAAATGGCGGTCATGGGTGGGTTGTTGAATACTCCGACAACCAGTTAGCCGGGGTGCTTGGCGAGTCTTCTAGCTACACCGGTTGCGTCCATGATGCGGCGGCGGTGAATGAAGCGGCTGACTTCTACCTTTGTAACGACGCGCAACGCACCACAATTACTAACCTTCGCGCTGAAAGCGCGCGCGGCTCGAACACCGGCGCACGTTTCGGTGTGTACATCGAACCTTACGCGAATGAGGTTACTATCACCGGCGGGCTTGCACAGAAACAGACCGCCGCGCCGGGGTTCCTCGGTAAAGATTTCCGGGGTACCACCCGCATTGAGGTAAACGGCGTTTTCTACGGTAACCCGGATTTCAAACCTGTAGTGCAGGGCGCGTTCAACTACCAGGTGGCAGAGGAAACAGAGCGCTCTCACCCGCGCCGCATTGTCCCGGTGACGTATTTCTACGCCGACCACTGGCAACCAGTGGATAAGCAGAAATGGCACCAGGTAGGGCTTGCAGGTGACGTTGTACCGTTCGTTATCATTAATCCGAAAAACGGCCCGTCCAAACGCGGGGATGACGATTACAAGAACTTCTCACGCCAGGTTCAAATCATGCGCGATGAATTTGGGTTGAAGATATACGGCTACATTCGCACCGGCGCGTCGATTGATGCACCGCGACCTGAGGCGGATATTCTCAAAGAGGCTGATGAATATGTGGCACAGTACGCGGTAGACGGCTTCTTTAAAGATGAGTATAAGAATGGCTGGGGTGCACAGGCGGGCGCATCGGCGTTCCACCGTAGTACATATAACAAGCTCAAAGGTAAGTACCCGTTCCTGAAAATCGTAGGTAACCCCGGCGCGTCTATCGCACCGGAAATGAAGGGTACCGCTGATATTTTCATGAACTATGAGAACGACGCGGCTACGTACCTTACAGCTAAAGACCTGACTCAGGAACACTACAAGGGCATGAGTCGTCATGCGTTCTGGCACACCATCCATGATGTTAAGAACTACGCTCAAGCTGTTCAAGTTCTGCAACGTGCGGATACCGTGAATGTCGCTAATCTGTACCTTACAGATGACACGATTTATTCCGGTGCTGAGCGTAACCAGAACCCGTATGACTCATTGCCGTCTACCTGGTTGTGGAACCTGCAGCTGGCATGGGCGCGCGGTACTCTAGCTGAGTACATGTCTCAAGTTGAGACGGTACGCGCCGGGTATGCTATCGCTAAGGCGGCGGGTGTAACAGCGGCGGCTACTGAGTTAGCGGCTCAATACAAGAAGCTGACAGGTGATGATATTTCCTAACCTACCACCGGAATTATGGGGTTTCCTCGGCGTTCTCGCCGGGGCCATAATTCCATCTATCGCGTCGTGGGCTAAAGACCGTGACGCGAACAAGCATGAGTCTAACCGCGAAATGATTCGCCTACTCAATGAGCGCGTGAACCTGCAACAGGAAACGCTTATCGAGATGGAGAAGGATTTACGCATAGCGCGTGAAAATTCATATCGAATGCTTGACCGGTCAAGGCTTGCTGTTTCATTGGCGGCGGCGCATATCGTTCGTCTGAACAGCCACATCGACGCGGGCGCGCCGCCACCGCCACCGGATATGCCTACAGAACTTCGCGGCTATATCCATGAATTTCTGTGGGATACCGGCGGGGAAGCACCAAAAGTAAATATCGAGAAAGAAGGACACTAAATGTCTCGTACTGATGTCGCTCTTGCGTGGATGAATGCCCGCAAGGGGCGCGTAAGCTATTCCATGTACCAGCGTTGGGGACCTAGCTCTTACGATTGTTCTAGCGCTATCTATTACGCACTTATCGCCGCCGGGTACTTCCCACAGGGTACCGCTATCGGTTCCACTGAATCGCTGTTCAATGACCTTGAACGTTTCGGGTGGACTAAGCTCGCACCTAACGCAGATGGCTCTTATTCGCCCCGGCGCGGTGACGTGTTCATTTGGGGTGTACGCGGCGCTTCTTACGGCGCTAACGGCCATACCGGTATCTTCCTGGATGATAACGAGAATATCATTCACTGCAACTACGGTAATAACGGTATCTCAGTGCAACAGCACGATAGCTATTGGTCTCTTGCAGGGCGACCGGTGGCAACGTTCTACCGCCCGCCCCGTGATACTGTAGCCGCCCCGCCGGTTCGCGCACAGAATCAGAATCAAAGCGGATGGGTTGCTAAGCGTGGTACGTTCACGGTGAATGATACCCTTCCCGTCTCGAACGACACTAACCCTAACTCCCCCTCGCAGGGTGAGTACAAGCCGGGGCAGTCGTTCATTTATGACGGCTACATTGCTGAAAACGGTTTTGTGTGGCTAACCTACACAAGCTATTCGGGTAAGCGACGCTATGTCGCTATCGGCCCGGATGATAACAACCCGTCCAATACTTGGGGTACGGGTTTCTTCAACTAATTAAATAAGGAAAGAAAAACTAATGCACCTTACTAGTGAGCAGTGGGCATCCGTTCGTAAGTTCGCTTACGCTGTTATCCCTCTGGTTGGTAACCTGCTTATCGCCCTCGGTTTCGTATCGACTGAGCTGTGGCAGATTATCTCGGGTATCGCGTTGCAGGTAGTCACCTTTGGCGTGGCTTTCTTCAACGTTACCCCTACCAACCCTTCTACTGACAGCGAAGCACCCATAGAGCCTGTAGCACCGGATGCTAACGCTAACGGCACTACTCAGCTCTAAGAGTGAGTGACGAAACACCCCCGGCGCGGTGCCCCCCGCCGCGAGGGCCGCCTCGTGGAAGGCGTCCACCTGCGCCGTCGACGACGCCGTGACGGCGATGTGGCACGGAGTCGGGTTCTCCGCCGGGGCCAGCCACAGGTCCGCGTGGACCGGGGCGTCCTCCGGCGCACCGGGCGTCGGCCCACCCAGTCCGGTGACGGGCCCGAACTCCATGACCACGCGGTAGCCCAGCGGCGCGAGGGCCGCCTCGTAGAAGGCCTTCGAGGCCGCCGGGTCACTGACACTCACAGAGGCATGATCGATCATCCCTCCAGGCTAACCACTGGTTGATACACGGTGGGCGCATTGACAGGATCCAGCCATGGCACCGTCTGCAGCCCCTCCGCTCTCAGATGAGTTCGTGAGGGCGAGACACCTTCATCGGTTCAGCACGAGTCTGACGGCCTGCACCATTGGATTCCGGGGTCGAGGTTGACGTTGACGTGAACTCTTTCTCTTGCTCCGCCGGTCTTGCTCTTATCGGGCGGGGATGTGGACGGAGGAGTGACGGCAACGAGTGTGACGGTGCCCAGGCCGTCAATATGGACGCTCTCACCCAGATGCATCTCATACTTGACTGCCTCCCCTCCTTTGGGCCTCCATCGCACTGAGCCGACCCACTGATTCTGCTCGACATGCATGCCAGCCGATTCCAGCGTTCCTTTGTCCGTCCTTTTAGGCCGGATGGACCCACCAAGAGACACTAGGTCACCTTTCTCAACACCGGACGGAAGGGAGGTACTCGTGAGTGGCGGAGGCGCGCTTGCGGTCGGCTGAGAAGCGCCTGCCATGCCCGAACGAAGCCACCACAGCCAACCCCCTAAACCCAGTAGGAGCGCGAGTACGACGACGACTCCGACGGCGCCCCAAAGAGCGCGCCTCCTTCGGCGCCTCACTCGGTCAACACCGTGAGAGGAGAGGGCGGGCACCACAGCAGGGCCCGCAGGACCCTCATGGGAGGGAGGTGTCTTAGTCACGACCAATTCCCTTCTTGGAGGGGAATTATCAAGGCACAGCGTTGGACAGAACCGTCACCATTGAAGCAAGCTTCATGAAGCCCGGTTGCCTTGATGGGTTCAGCAGGGATCCCAGCGTTCACACCAGTGCAGTTCGGGGTCAAGTACGACATGGGCTCGCGTCGTCCACCCACCTTCTTTTTCCTGAAGGATCAGGGGCGGTGGGTTGACAGCAAGGAGGGTGACTGTGCCCAGGCCGTCGATGTGGATGCTCTCACCCAGGTGCATCTCATACTTGGCCGGATTCCCTCCCTTGGGGGTCCAGCGCACCGAACCGATCCACTGATGACCCTCAGAACGCATACCACCGGTCTCTAGCCTCCCGACCTTGGTCTCAGGAGCCGGAATCGACCCATCAAGCGATATCATCACCCCTTCCCACCTCCGCGGGTACAGCAACGCTGGTGGTGCCCGGCCGGGTCCACCACAGCCAACCACCTAGACCCAATAGGAGCGTGAGCACGATGACGACTCCGACGGCGCCCCAAAGAGCGCGCCTCCTTCGGCACCCCATCCGGTCAACACCTTGAGGGGAGATCGCCGCGTCAGGACCCACGGACCCCTCGTGAGCGAGCTGCATCTCGACCATGACCGTTTTCCTTCCTGGGAACGGGTGCTAGAAGCGCAGTGTTGAACAGAGGCGTCCCTGGATGAGGCGAGCTCAGTGACGGCCAGTCGCCTTCGCGGGTTCAGCAGGGGTTCCAGGGTTCACACCAGTGCAGATCTGGGTTGAGTGCGGACTGCACTCGTGTGGCGACACCCTGAGGCTTATTCATGGGGTGTAGGTGAATATGATTCCGAGGGTGGCTGTGATGGTTTCCGGGAAGGTTTCTGGTGGTCTTCTGTAGCCGGTGTGCAGGACTCTCCAGGTCTTGATGTTGGCGATGACTCGTTCGGTCTTGTGGCGGACCTGGTTGACGGTGGTGCTGCAGGCCTTGTCATCGGGGTGGAGCGGTAGGTTCGCGGGCTTTCTCCTGGGGGTGATCATTCCCAGCCCGATATACCCCTTGTCGCCGATGTGCTGCGGTGGTGACGCCCCTTCCGGGAGGTCGGCGGGTGGCACGTCAAGCAGTCCGCAGCGGCGCAGGGCCTGGGTGTCGTGGACCCTTCCGTCGTGGGGGTCGGACACCCACGCCAGGTGGCCCGTGAGGGTGCAGGCGACCTGGACGTTCACTCCGGCGGGC